CCCCGCCGCTCTGTCCATTCTTTTCCACCGTGACGCTGCACACGGCGCTCTTTCCTCCGGCGGCAGCAGTAATGATGCAGCTGCCGTCCTTCAGGGCTGCCAGCGTGTTCACGGCCTTTCCGTTTTCTACGGCGGTCGTCTGGTCTTTCATCACGGCCAGCGCCGCATTGTTCGTTGTCCAGCTCACCGCTGTCACGGTGGACTGGGTCGGCGTCAAAGTCGCGGTCAGAGTCACAGACTCGCCCTGTTTCAGCTTTACGGACGGTTTGTCCAGCGCCAGCTTTTCCAGCGATACAGCCACCGACTGCACTCTGCGCTGCGCCAGCTTTCCGCCTGCGATGGCCGTCAGGAGCGCTGTGCCGCCTTTCACGGCGGTCAGAGTATTTTCCCGGAGCTGCACGATGCCTTCCGGTTCGGCCATCCACTCCACGGTCTGAGGTGCGCTTCCGGGCAGCACCGTGGCTTTCAGGGGGCAGGACTCTCCCACTTTTATGCTCAGCTCTTTGCTGTCCAGCCGGATGCTCTCCACTGCCACCGGCTCTGCCTGCTCCGGCGGGGGGCTGTTCCAGCGCTGCTTCAGCTGCGCTATCATGTCCCATGCGCTGGCGTCGGAGTAACGCATTCCGCTCAGCGCTTCAAGCAGCAGCGCGTGTTCCTTTGCAGCGCATCGGTCGGCCACCCACTGCCGGTATCGGGCGGCTCTCTGTGCTTCCAGCGCTGCCCGGGCTTCCTGCTCAAGCACCAGCTGTAAATATTGATACCGCAGCGGCATCGCCGGTCCGTCTGCACCAGTTCCCTCGCCGTTTTCCAGCGTCTGGTAGCACACATATTTCCCGGGCATGGTCATCTCGCGCCTGCCTTCGCCGTCCGTGGCCATCAGCATCCAGAGGCCCTGCCGCGCCGTCGTGAAACGCCCGTCCACCGGAGCGTTATTATTTCCATCCAGCAGCATCGGCTGCGGCACAGTCCCGCCCTCCTGCTCGATGTGCAGCGTCACGGCCATACCGGCCCATGTCTCCGGCAGCACGAACTCGAGCTTTTCCACGTATACGGCGCCCACGCCGCCCAGGTACAGCGTCTCCGGCTCCGCCCGCCAGCTTGTCCCGCAAAAATGGTCCTTCACTACTCTTACTTTCACTTTGAAGCTCCTTCCTTTGAGAAAGGCTCCCCTCGCTAGGGGAGCTGCTTTGCAGCGCCGCCGTCAGGCGGACTGCAAAGCTGAGAGGGTTCCTTCCGGTCCGCTGCCGCTCTCAGTAGGGCAAGCACTCTATAAAAAGCCTACCACGTCCCCCGCTTCAAAACTACTGCGGACTTATTCAAACAAACAAAAAGAGCAGGCGCCCTGGTTCATTACCAGAGCGTCTGCTCTTATCTTATTTCACCCCCTCCCACCAGTTCTTCTCGTCCTTCGCCTTCTCGGCCTTCTTGTCCGCATCCTTCACCCACTTGGTAAAGTCCTTTTCCTCGTACAGCGGGTTTTCGTCTGCGTCCTCGAGGGCCAGCAGTTTCTTCTCCAGCTTCTCCCGGTCCCGGTCGTTTCCGGCCAGATACTCCTCCTTCACCGCCTCGGTGATCCTGCTCTTGATGCTGCCCTTGTCCTTGCCTGCGGTCATCAGGCGGTCAAGCTCCTCCTGCGCGTCCTTTGCCCGGCCATTCTCCACTTCGTCCAGGAGCGCGTCGTATATGCTGCCGTCCTTGCTGCCCGCCAGCAGTTCGTCCGCCTTGCCGTCCACCGCCTTGTTCACAAGGTCGATGAGCTGCGCCCGCCGGGCCGCGTCCGTTTTGCCCTTGGCCCTGTCTGTCACAGGGGCGACGTCCAGCCCCTCCCGCAGCTTCTCAAATACGGCCTTTCGGGCCTTTTCCTCGGCCCGGGCCTTCCCGGCGTTCCGGGCCTTGGCCGCCGCCAGCACGTCGGCGTCGTACTGCTTCAGCCGCCTTGCCAGCTCGCCGTCCACCTTGTCCGTCTTATTCATCTGTTCCAGTTTCTTCATCGCCGCCGCAGCCTCCTCGCTGTCCCCGCTCTGGATGGCGTTGTACAGCCGGTCGTACTGCCCGGTGGCCGAAGAGGGCGTGGAGTCAAAGCTCACTTTGCCCTCTTCCTTCCATTTCTGGAAGCTGTCCATCCATTCGTTCACGGCCTTGACGTACTTCTTCACGTTGTTGTAGGGGATGCCCTCCAGCATGGCCAGCTGGCCCACAGCGTCTGCCCACGCCCACCGCACGCTCTTCTCGTACTCCGCAAACTCCTCCTCCGTCATCTCGCTGGTGTCCTTGTCCAGCAGGCCGTTCAGCTTCGCGATACTCTTGGTCATGTCGTTCACGGCTGAAAAGCCCGTCATGCTGATGGTGTCGTAGCTGCCAAAGCTCTTTCCGGTCAGCACCGTCTCGGTGGCTCTCCACGCCTCGCTTCCGCCGGTAAAGTTGCTCACCCCGCTGTTGAAGAACTGATAGATAAAATTGCTCAAAAGGCTCCACCCGGTCATGTCGCCGTTCTCATCCTGCAGGTTGCCCCACTTGTGGAACAGCAGCTTCACCCCCACGCCCAGCCCTGCGATCAGGGCCGTCTGCACGATCTGGCTGAAGATGGCGTCTGCCCGCCGCTTCTTCGCCGTCTCCAGTGCCTCCTTGTTGGCTGCGCTGGGGTCTGCCTTGTACCGTGCCGCCTGCGCCGCGGCGTCCTCCAGCGCGCTCACCAGGATCTGGGCGTTCTGCTGGCGCTGGGTGCTGAACATCATCAGGAACTTGGCCGCCTGGTTTTTCGTGCGCTGAAAGCCAGTCCGCTGCATGGCGGTGTAGTTGGGCTGGGTCCGCTCGATCACCCGCTGGTACTTCTGCTTCACAGCCTCCCAGTAGGCCGGGCTGTCGTAGACGGCCGCCTCGGCGTCGAACTCCTCCGGGTGGCTCTTCACATACTCCATCGCGCCGTAGTACAGCGCTGCTGTCGTGATCTCGTCCACCTTCCCGATGCTTCCGCTGGTAAAGTCGCCAATGGCGTCTGCCGCCTTCACACCGGCCCGCACTATGGCGTTGTCTCCGTTCCGGGCGCTGTCGTGCAGCGTACCCACCACGCCCTTCTCGGCGCTCCCCAGCTCACCCCTCCGGCTTCCCCGCAGGCGGGTGGGCAGCATCGCGTCGCCGTGCTCGTAGGCCAGCTTCTCGATCTCCGCCAGCTTGCTCGGCGAGACGTTCTTCACAAATTGCAGTACCGACTTTCCCGTGCTTCCCCAGCCCAGCTCTGCGGCTGCGGTCGGCAGGCTGGCTGCCTGCAAGAGCGTTACGTTCAGGTTTCCGGTCAGCACGGCAGCGGCGGCATTGCCCCGCAGGGTGCTGCACAGCCGGTCGAACACCTCGTGGTCGCTCTTCGTTCCGCACAGGTCGGCCAGCGCCTTGTTCAGGTAGCTCCGACCCGTCTCGCCCCATACCTTCTCTATCTGGCCGTACAGGCTCTTTCCGCCCTGCATCGAGTTCAGCACCTTCTCGGCGTTCCGCAGCGGGATGGCCATGCCCGCGTACTGGGCCGTGTTCTCGATGCTCTCCGCCGCCTGCCGCACCAGTCCCACCAGCTCCAGAGGCTTCGAGCTGTTCACGCGGCTCTGCAAAAAGCCCTCGCTGCCCACGCTGTTGTCGTACTGGATGCCGGTGTTCTGCTCCACGTTGGTGTTCCGGTCAACGTGCAGCCGGATGTAATTGTCCACCCGGGCCTTCTTCACGCCGGAGAGCGCAAGGCTCGTTTCGTTGATGTACCCCTTGGTCAGCTTGCCCAGCTCCCGGAACGCCGCGATCATCTTGTTGTCGTACTCGGTCAGGTTCTTTTCGATCTCCCCGATGATGTTGGTGCGCAGCGCATCCTCCCGCTGGCTCACCTCGTAGGCGTTCAGCTTGTTCCCGCTCTCGTCCACGGTCACAAGCTCGCCCAGCTTCACGGTCTCGGCCCGCTGGCGTCCCGCGCCCTTCAGGCCCTTGGTGGTCAGGCTCATGTCCGCAATGGTCGCGCCGCCGTGCAGCAGGTGGTGCATACCCTGCCGGTTCTGCAGCTGCACCCACAGCTCCGCCATCACGTCGTGGGTCACCAGCCACGGCCTGCCGTCCTCGGTCTTCAGTCCGATGTCCACCAGATCATGGGTAAAATGGTACAGCTCCTTCTCGTGCTTCGGCCCTGTCAGGTCGGCAAAGATGGCTTCGCCCTCGGCGGTGATCCGGCTCTTCCGGGCCTGTCCATCGTTCAGCATCTGCCCCAGCTGCTCCATAAAGCCGCCGTGGACATAGCCGCCAAAGCGCTCAAAGTTCCGCTCGATGTTCGTGGCGTTTATCCGGTACACGTCCCGCACCGCACGTCCCAGCTGGGCCAGTACGCCCTTTTTCTGCTTGGCGGCCACCTCCTTCAGCTCACCGTGCAGCCCCTCGGCAAAGTCGTCGATCATCACGTCTTCGATGCTGCCCAGCATCACGGCCTCGTTCTTCACGATGAACATGGTCTGCTCCATGATCTCCCGCAGCCCCCGCAGCTCCTCCACGCTCAGCGACGCCATCGCACCGTCCCGGTAGGCCTGCAGGTCTTCGTTCAGCCGCTTGAGCCACGCCCGCTTCTCCGGGGTGTCCTCCGGCAGCCACTTGTCCGCCTGCTCGATCTGCCCCCGCAGCTCTTCCATTTTCAGCTGCCGGTTCTCGTTCACGTCGGTCAGCCAGTCGTCAATGGCGTCGGCCAGCTTGCTGTTCTCCCATTCCAGCGCCGCCCGCTCTCCCATCTTCATTTCCCGGGTGATGCCGCTCTTCAGGCCGTCCATCGCGTCCCGGATGCTCATGTCCGCCGGCAGCGGGCCGTAGATGCCGTTCACCTCGGCCCGCAGCTTCTTCGCCGCCTCGTGGTTGCCGATGGCGTCGTTGGCCAGCATCGCCACCGGCCGCACCTTGTCCACCAGATACTCCGGCACATAGCTCTTCTCGCTGGGCTTCTCGATCATCCGGGTCAGCTCGCTCGTCAGCTTCTGCACGCTCCGCCGGGTGTTGTCCATCTCCCGGGCATCCCGGGCCTTCTGTACCTGCTTCAGCCGCTTATCCTTTTCCAGCTGCACCCGGGCCTCCACACTGGCCTTCTGCTTTTTCGCAAACTGCTCCGCCACTTCCTTCCGGTAGTTCGCTTTGGCCGCAGCTCTCCGGTAGGGCTCCCGCAGGTCGTCCTGTGCTTCCCTAGCCTGCTGCGCCGCTGCGATCTGGGCCTTGGCTCTTGCTTCCAGCGCCTGCTGCCGGGCAATGTCCCGCACCTCTTTCCGCTGCTGGGCAAACTGTTCCCGCAGCTGGGCGTTCTCGCCGATGGCCATTTCCGGCGTGTTCATGTACCGCTGCCAGATCTGCATAGCGATGTCCTGCTTCGCCCCGTCCCAGTCCTCGTCATAGGCGTTCTCTAAGGTGGGTCTGATGGCGTCGTGGGCGCTCATCATGGCCTCCAGAGCGTCGGCGGCGCTGCTGGGCGTCTCGGCAGGCAGCAGTCCCGCGCCCAGCGTCTGCAGCTCTGCAAAGTCTCCGTCCCACCGGCTGGCCTGTCCGTCCTTGGTGTAGGTCAGGCTCACGCCGTGGCGGGCCGCCTCCTTCCGGGCGTTTGCCCAGCTGCCGTACCGGTACAGGATCTCGCCGCAGGCCGCCGAGCCTTTCTCGAGCTGCATACTCATCTTGTGCAACTCCGGGTATGCCTTCCACAGCTCGTCGTTCCGCTTTGCGCTCTTCTGCATGATCTGCTCGGCGATGTCCATCACAAAGGCGTTGGCGTCAGCCCAGTCCACCCCCTTGCCCTGGCTCAGGTAGTCGCTCAGCGCACCCAGCCGCTCCGTCAGCCACTTGGCGCTCACCTTGCTGCCGTGGTCAGCCCGCACAGCCTGTGCAATGCTTCGCAGGCCCTCTTCCGACACCCGCTTGTTCCCGCCTGTCTCCACAGCCTTCCGGACCGTCTCCATCTGGGCGGCCACGTCCCCGAGGCCGCTGCTGTTGGTTGCATCCCGGCTGTCTGCGTCCACCTCCAGCTGGTATTTCACGGCTGTTTTTTCCGGGTAGAGCTTCTGGGCCTCGGCCTCCGTCACGGCCTTCAGGTAGTACAGCGGTCGTCCCGGCAACGGCTCGGCGGTCACGGCCTTGACATTTCCGTCGGCATAGTGTAAAGTAGCTTTAGAGCCACCGCTTGCGAGGGAGAACGGCAATCGTAGCCTATTACCCCTCAGCCAAGCGGCGGTTCTTTTTGTGTCCGGGTCAACATAAAGTATCTCGCCCTGTACCACCTTTCCGGTTCTGTAGCTTTCGTGGCCGTATGCGCTCAGCACCGCGATATTATCTACCACCAGACCATTTCTATCCGTCGGAAGCAGCTCCAGCGACACATTCACCGGCTTTCCGGCCGCGTCCTTTACATCGCCGTACATGAATATCCGGCTGGCATAGTCCGCATTCCGGCTCGTATCCGAGTGCAGTACAATGATGGGATGCTCCAAAACCTGCGGAACCTGTTTCAGAATTTCTTTGGTCATAATGGAGCCTTCTCCAGTCGCCGCATTGTGATTTGCGATACTGTGCTTGTTCAGTATTTTCCGCAGCTTTCCAGCCTGCCAGAAAATATCTTTGTCTTTCACACCGATGCTCTTCAGCACTTCTGAAGTGCTGCCCACCCGGATAGCATATCGCTTGGTCGAGTCTTCGTCCAGCCCCTCGATGGCTTTCTCAAAGCCGACATCGATGGAGTATTTTATCGCCGCGTCCTTTGTTTCAGAGGCTGCGGCGTTTTTGCTGCCCTGCTTTGCGTCGTGGATGGCTTCCCGGTACTTTTCGCCCGCTGTCATCTGATGCTCAAAATACAGCGCACGCAGATCCCGCAGCTGCTCCTCCGTCAGGCTCTTCGCAGCCTTGGCGGCGGCGTTGGTGGGCTCTTTTTTGAGGAAGTGCTCCACGTCTGCCAGCACACTCTCCAGCAGGTTTTGGATCTTGTCCATCACCTTCCCGATGATGTCCCGGGCGTCGGCGTTCATCCGTGCCTCGGCCGCCTGCTGGCGCACAAAGTCCCGGAAACTCTCCGCCGTGCCGAATACCGTCTCCATGGCATCGGCGGTGATCTCCTCAAGGGCCTGGTTGTAGGTCAGCTGCTGCCCGGCCTCGGCGTACTTGTCGAGGTAGCTCTGGATGAGCTTCTCGGTGCTCTCTGCGCCGCTCTGCTGCACAAGATAGTTCAGCAGCCGGTCCATCACGGCCTGCCCCGTCTCGGCGCTCCACTGGTTCAGCGCGTGGAACGTCTCGTGCATCACCGTTTCACTGCCCGCGTCTCCGGCAAAGAACATCTCGCCCGCAGCGGCCTTGATGCAGCCCTTGGCGTTGTTCTCCAGCCCCTGCATCATCCGGTGGATGGCCGTGCCGGTGCTCTGGGCCGTCAGCTTCAAAAAGGCCTCGTCTGCGCTCTTGTCCCCGCTCACGGCCTTGTCGCCCCGGTATACCGTCCCGGCGTCCGGTCGCACCGCGCCCTTTCCGCTGCCCAGCTCCCCGGCCTTGTGGGCGTTGTAGACTTCGGCCTCGCCCTTGCCCTGTAAATAGGCCAGCTTCAGGGCGTTCTCGCCCTGCTTGCCCAGCGCCAGCACCTGCCGCACTGCGCCGCCCATGCTGCCTTCCGGGCCGGTCAGCTTCAGCGCCTCGGCAAAGCTGCCCACTTCGTTCACGCCCATCCGGTACAGTGCCTTCGCGGCCTGGGTGTACACGCCTGCACCGATGCCGCCGGGCATATTGTCCACGATGGTCTGCACGCCCTGCGTGCTCACCCTTCCCGCCCGGGCCAGCTGTGCAGCCGCCGCTTTCTGCTCCCCGCTCGCCCAGCTGCTCGAGTCCAGCGCACTCTCGTCCGCCGTCAGCGTTTCCTCCGCGTAGCTCCTGCCATTGACAGCCCCGCCCTCCGGTGCTATATTGGTCTTGGCAGAGGGTAGATCAGCTAACGTCTCGGGCGTATCTCTGGGGTCGGACGCGGCATCCATAGAGGACTGCAACTCCTCTGCTGTGGCGGGAGGGTCTACGACTACGTTTCGGACGTGAACCTCAGGGTCGGACGCGGCACTCACGGGGGATCGCAAGCCTTTCGTCACTTCTGTTAAGTCCACACCGTTTTTCGCAAGATACTCGGTGACAATATAGTTCGTGTTTTTCTTTGTATCACAGACGGCTTCCACGACAACGTGGCTGCCGTCTATTTTTTTCTCAAAGATAACGACAGGAGCACGTTTACCTTTGTTCGTCATGTACCCATCTGCCCGGTCTTTTGCCAGATACGCATTGTCAAAATTGTTCAGCACATACGCCGCCCGGGCCACGTCGGCGCTCTCCTTCATGGTTCCGTCGGCACTGCCGTTTCCCCCTGCGTGCCGGTTGGTGATGTGCTGCACGGCGTTCGAGTCCATCAGGGTGCGGTCGCCCACCTTCTCGAGGCCCGTCAGTTCCATCATGGCGCTGCGCATCCGGTCGCCCGTCTCGGCCACCACATACGGCTCCAGCTTCTCGCCTGCCCGCACCCGGTCAACGTACTCCGCCAGCCCCGGGTCAACGCTGTTCTTGTACTCCTCAATGCCGGCGTTCTGGGCCGCTGTATGTACCGCCGGGTCATCGTTCACAGCTGTCTCTTCTGCCCGCTGCATACTTTCAGTGGAGTTTCCTTTAAGAAAGGCTCCCCTGATAGGGGAGCTCCGTTCTCGCGCGGCGTCAGCCGACGGGAACGGTGAGAGGTTTTCTTCCTGCCCGCTGATGTTTTCAGTGGCCGCAGGCGAAGCCGACTGAGAGGGCTCTGCTGCCCGGGCCTCCCATTCCTTCTGCCGGGCAGCGGCCCGCTTCATCCGGTCGTAACGCTCCGCCTCCCTGTCCAGCGCTTCGCTCATGCCGCGCAGCCTCGTGCCGATCGCGCCGCCCAGCGCGCCGGATGCACCGCCGGAAAGCCCGCTTTCCAGTGCGGTGAGGAAGGTGTCCTTGGTAAACAGATTCTTCGCCGCCTCGCTGTCCCCCAGCGCAGCGTCGATGGCCATGTCGGCATAGGTCTCCGCAAAGGCCTGCATCGAGTTGTCGATGCCGCCCGAGATGGCCGCAGCCACCGCCGGGTAGCGCTTCGCCAGCTCCGAGCTGCCCGCCAGCCCCTGCACCCAGTCCGCGATCTGCCCCGCCAGCGTGTCCTTCGCGTAGTCCGAGCCCATGGTCTTTGCAAGGTCAGCCGCGCCCACCGAGTTGATGGCCCATCCTGCGCCAAACTTGGCGAGGCCGCCGCCCAGTGCTTTGCCTGCGCTTTCGCCTTTTTCTGCGCTCTGGCCCATGGCCTCCGCCGCGCCCTGGGCGCTCAGCATAGGCAGGATCCACGCAACGCCGTCGCCGCCTGCCGCAATGGCCAGGTTCTCCGCCGCGCTGGTCACGGCCCCCGCCACGGCCCGCTGCGCCGGGCTCAGGCCGCTCTGGGCCGCCGCCGTCAGCTTCTGGCCCCGGTCGTAGAGCTGGTAGCCCACGCTCTGGTTCTTGTCAATGCCGTCGCTCACCTCCAGCCCCGCCAGCTTCTGGCGCATCTCCCGGATCTCCTTGGAGTTGTACCCCATCGAGATCAGCTCCCGGTTTCGGCTCTCCGGCCATGTGGGGTTATAGTCCATGTCCACGTCGGTCAAAAGGTCAAACAGGCTCTGGGCGTGCTCGTCGCCCTTCACTTCCTGCTCCACCTGTTTCCAGTTCTTCAGGGTGGCGTCAATGTTCTTTCCCGCCTGTACGCCGTACTCCGCGCCCAGCACCGGGGCAGCGGCCACCGTGTCTCCGATGCCGCCGATGGTGTTCGCCGCCCGGCGCACATCCCGCTGCCATGCGGGGATGGCGTCCAGCGCAGCGTTCATCTTCCGGGCCTCGTCGATCTGTGCCTGTGTCCAGCCGCCCTTTTGGATAAGGTCGGCGTCCGTGTACGCGCCGTGGGTGTTGTCCACCCGCCGCACCGCGTCGGCCAGATTCTTGTTGTCCCCGGTGTCCATCCACTGGTTGATCCGGTCGAACTCGTCCGGTACGCTGTCCTTGGCAAAACTGGCTCTCAGCTCCTGCGCCCGGCCGCTGCCGTAGGCCATGGCCCCGCCGTCCACGTTCTCCAGCACGTTCCCGCTCTTCGCAGGTACGCCCCACTTCTGCCCCATGTCCAGCGCCATTTCAGTGGGGCTTCCTTTGAGAATGGCTCCCCTGACAGGGGAGCTCCGTTCTCGCGCGGCGTCAGCCGACGGGAACGGTGAGAGGTTTTCTTTCCGCCCGCTGCGCGCCTGAGAGGGCTCGTTCCTCGCATCCACCTCCCCCATGTCGCTTATGTGCCGCTCGGTGTACTGCTGCAGGGCATCTGCATAGATGTTGCTTTTGGGCAGCACTGTGCTCGATGCAGTGGGCGGATTCGGCGTCTTGGTGCGGACAGCTCTCACCTTTTCCGCCGTCCACCCAGAGCTTTCTGCCGCCTTCGATGGGTTGCTTTCTCTCATTTCCTTAACTTTTTCCGCTGTCCATGCCATCAGCCCTTCACCCCCGCCTTCTCAAGCGCTCTTGCGATTTCTTCATCGCTGTACCCGTTCTGGTTCATATTGTTCATGATAGCCCACGCGCTATAACCTTTTTTCGCATAGTTCTTTGCCAGCATTGCCGCCATATCTACGCCGCCGCTCTGGCTTGCGCTCTGGACGTTCGCAGTATCCGCATTGAGCCACCCATTATCCGTTAAGGTCTGCTTGTAAAAATCGTACAGCGGCTCATTTCCCTTCATAGAGGAAAATGTCTTTGCCATACTTTGCAGCTGACTGTTCGTCCAGCTGCTCCCGCTGCCTTTCGTTCTGCTGCTCCTGCTGCCCGAAGAGCCGCCCGAGCTGCCTGCGCTCTTTGTTGCCAGCGCCGTTGCAAGCTGCCGTCCTGCGATCGTCCTGTAATTTCCCACAGAGTTCGGATCCAGGCCGTACAGTTCCAGCACCGCCCGTGCAGCCTCGTCGCTGCCGCCGCCTGCCAGCCCGGCTGCGGTCGTGAGCGCACCCGCCTTGTCTGCGCGGGTGATGGGTGCGCCGCTGTAATTGTCAAAAATGCCGGTGTCCAGACCATACCGGCCCAGCACGGCGTTCGCGGCATCGCCCGCCCCCTGCTGGTACAGGTTGAACGCCTGCTCGTAGGCATTCAGTGCATCGCTCTGGCCGGTGCGCTCTTTGTTGTACTCCCACTGTTCCCGGGCAAATTCGTTCTCCCACTGCTGCTGGGTGTAGCCCTTGTAGGTGTCGTAGGCCGTCAGACCGGCTCTGCCTACACTCTTCGCCATCTCCCACAGGTTCGAGAGGAAATCGCTTTTCTCCTGCGCTGCCTGATCTGCCCGGCTCTTCTTGTAGTCCCGCCAGTCCTGTGCATTGGCCACGGCTCCCTGATGCTCCGCCGCCTCGAGACTGTCCTGATTCTGCAGCGCACTCAGCAGCCCCGAGAGGCCGTTCTGCTTCAGCTGGTACAGAGTCAGGGCCTTGTCCCGCAGCCCGGCCAGCCCGCTGTCCACGTTGGCCATGGCCTGCTGGTAGCCCTGCTGGGCCACACTGTTTGCGTAGCTTGAGCCGTACCCGCCGCTCAGCGCGGCAGCGCCCGCAGCGGCGTTCTCAGCCGCCGCCCTGGCATTCGCCTGCGCGCCCGCGCGGTACTGCCGGTAGAGTTCGCTGTCCGTGCCTACGTCATAGCCTGCATTGCTGGCTGCGCCCATGCTGTCCAGCGCCTCATTGATCCGGTCGGTATAGTTACTCTGGTATGCCCCCGGCATCGCGTTCTCCGCGTCCTTCTGCGCCGCCTGCGCGTCCCTGTATCTCTTGAATACGCCCATCTTTAACTCCTCTCTTGACAAATACGTAAAATACGTATATATTATGATTACAGATTCGGAGGTGCATCTTCATGCCAATGACCCCCAAAGAGATCGTTCGCCTGCTCGAACAGAACGGTTTCGTGTTCGTCAGCTCCAACGGTTCTCATCGCAAATACCACAACCCCACCACCGGCAAGACCACTATCGTCCCTTTCCACGCCAAAGACCTCAAACCCGGCACAGAGAAAAATATCCTCAAACTGGCCGGTCTGAAGAAATAAGGAGGCATTTCTATGAACGCTGTTTTCTATCCCGCGGTGTTCCACCCCGAAGAAACGGGTTATTCTGTCACCGTCCCCGACATCGAGGGCTGCTTTACGCAGGGCGATACGATGGATGAGGCTGTGCGGATGGCACAGGATGCCATCGGCCTGATGCTGGAAGAGTGCGCTGTCTGCCCCACTCCTTCCGTTCCTTCCTCTCTTCCGGTGGAGGCCGGAGACTTTGTGGTCATGGTCCCCTTTGATATGGCTGCTTACCAAAAGCAGTTCCGCCCTGTTAAAAAGACCCTCTCCGTCCCCGCTTGGCTCAATGATGCAGCCGAGGCCGCACACATCAACTTCTCCGGCGTTCTTCAGGACGCCTTGAAGGAAAAGCTCCATCTTGCATAATTCTTGATAGCTCAGCCCCTTCGGGCTGGGCATTTTTAATTCTGTTTCATCTTGGCTGTCCGGGTTGCGGCTCCCAGCGTCTGCTGCGCTGCCGCTTGCATCCTGCTGGCCGCGGCCCCAACAGCTCCTCCCTGTTTCCGCCACTGGCGCTCGGGTTGCGTTTGCTGCTTTTTCTTCAGCCCCTTGGTGGGGACTTTGAAAAAGCAGAACGCTGTCCTAGCCTCGCCTCCCTTCATCTGCCACTGGCAGCGGTCGGCTCCGCTACAGTCGTCGCCGTTGCCCTTCCGGGCCGGGCGCTTTATTTTCACAGCAGAAGCGGCAGCAGGCTTGCGGCAACGCTCAGGATGGTTCCAAAGATGCCCGTATGCCGGCTCTTTTTCGCCTGTTCCTCGCTGGCTGCCTGATTGTACACGCTCTGATAGTAGTTGCGCTGGTTCTCCCAGTTCTGATAGTTGGTCTGGTACTTCTCGTAGTCCTGCGCCTCGGCTTGCTGGTATCCGCTCAGCTGGCTCTGCAGGTCGCTCTTTTTCTGGGTGTACTGGTTCAGTGCCTGGCTGTACAACCCGTTCGTGGCATTGCTCAAGCCCGCCATAGCATTCTGGTAGGCGCTCTGGCCTGCCTGTGTGCCATAGCTTGAGCCGTACCCGCCCGAGATGGCGCTGGCGTTGGCCTGCGCGTTCTCGTTGGCCAGCTTTGCCTGTCGGGTGTAGCTGTTCTTGTACTGCTCGTAGGCCGCATCCCGGGTGGGGTCATATCCGAAATCCTTCATCCCGTCCAGCTGGCCCATCACGCCGTCGATCTTGTCCTTGTACTGGCTGGTGTAGTCGCCCGGCTTCTTCGCCTCCCACGCATCCAGCTGCGCTCTTGCATTGCTCAAATTACTCATTTCAGCTTCTCCTGTAAGTCCCCCGAGAGATTCTCGGTGTCAATATTGCTCAAAATATATTCCAGCTGCTCCTGCATCTGGTACAGATAATTCCTCAGCTCCCGGGCGCTGGCCGTATCCAGCCCCTCCAGCCTCGGCATGGAGATCTTCGAAAGCCCTACGATACTAGCCACGTCTCGGTACACCTCCGTTCACTCTTCCGCCCTCGCTGCTGCTCAGCGTCATGGCGATGCTCCTCACTGCGATCTGCCCTTTTCCGGTCAGGCGCAGCCGCATGGTGTCGTGACGGGTCGGGACGAAGGGCAGATTCACCCGCACACGCTTCCCTGCGGTGTCCACCCGGCCCATCTCCTGCCACTCGCCGCCGTCGAAGCTGGCCCAGAGCGTCACCACGGTCCGCTCCATCGCGTCCAGCCGCACCGTCACCCGGCTGCAATACTTGTCGTCCGGGCTCCCGAGTCCGATGTCACCGGTCACAGCCTCGTATTCCACCGTGTCCTCTTCGCCACTGGCCTCCCGGCTTCCGTCTGCGGCCCAGATGGCCTCTTTGTCCCAGAGATAGAGCTGTCGCCCGGTGCTGCACATGGCCCAGCCGGTGGCGTCTTCCTCGTGCCAAAGCCCTTTCTCAGTGTCGTATACCAGCAGCCGCTGCCCGCCGGAGCTTTCGGTGTGCAGATAGTACCGGCCCACCAGCCCGCCGGCGGCGGCTCTCGTCACATGGCTGAGGCGTTCTTCGTCCAGCGAGGCCGACACCTTGGTGGGCAGGCTGCCGTCCCACGCCATGACGCCGTCCATCGAGAGGTAGTACAGCGTCTCGTTGATGACGCAGAGACTCTGGTGCGCACCTTTGGCCACGCCCGAACACTGGATGCTGCTCATCTGGTAGTCGCTGGGCTTGGTGCCGTACAGCTTGTGCAGACCGTTCTCCTTGAAGAAAAGCACGTATCCCATGCAGGTAGCCGCACCGGTAAAGGCCCCGTCGCTGCCCACAGTCACGGCGTAGCTGTCCGCTGCCGTTCCCCTGTAGGAGAACCAGTTGGTGGCGTCGCCCAGCTTGCAGGCATAGATGACGTTTTCGGTGCTCGAGCAGCCCCATACACGGTTGTTGTGCTCCGTCAGCCAGTCGAGATCCGGCACCCGCCGCTGGGCCGTCACGTCCGGGAAAGGCCCGTCGAAGGTCTGGGTGGTCTTGCCGTCCATGGCCGTCCACACCACGCTCCGGCCTGTCACCACGCAGGTGCCGTAGTACAAAACACTCTCGATGTCCGGCGCGATGGAGAGGATGACCGAGTCTCCGGCCACGTCGTCCACCACTACGTCCCCGCTGAAATCAGAAGAGTAAGCATTCTTCACCACAGATGGGATGCCCGTCAGCGTCACAGTGTCCCCGGCTTTGAAAGCTTCGCCCAGCCCCTTGCAGGTCACGCGGCAGTAGTTCAGTAGAATGTTCTGCCAGCCGCCCGCTGTGCTGTAAAGCTTCAGGGCGTCGCGGTAGCTCCACGGGGCGTCTTCGGTCTGTTTGAGCCAGACATCGCCGTTCTCCGGGCTTTCCGGTTCGGTCGCACCGAACAAATTCGGCGTGTACACTACACCGGCAGCATCGCAGGGGGTCACGGTCAGACTCACTCCGCCCTGCTGCCAGCTGGACCCCAGCGCACTCAGCGTTCCGCTCGCAGTGTCAAAGGACATCTTGTCCGGCCAGATGAGCACCTTGGTCCCCATACCCACCAGTCTCTTCTCGTCGTTGGTTAGAGCGTCCTTCAGCTCCACAGTGGCGCTGCCGTCATCCGGAGCGTAACGCAGGGTCGTGCCTTCCACGGTAAAAAGGCCGTTCAGATGGTACATCCCGTTCATCCCGGCTGCTTCCCGCACCTTCCGCCGGGGCTTGCGGGTCTCGAGGGCCGGGTATCCCCGCGAAGAGAAGTTCTTCTCTTCGCTCAGCTCTGCCTCGCTGCACGCATATCCCTCATTCAGCCCACCGAATACCCGCAGCAGCTGCCGCTGGCTGTTTATCTGGTTCAGGTTCGTCACGTCATCAGCCTCCCGCCGCCTGCCGGCATATAGTTCCGCCTCACCCACACCGCAAACTCCTGCACATAACTCGTGTAGAGCTGCAGCTCATTCGCCGCCCGGGCCGTCTCGCCCAGTGCAAGGTCCATCTGCGCAGCCAGCCAGTGGGGATAAAGCGCTTCTGCCGCACAGCAGGCCAGCAGCGGGGTGTCATATTCCAGCCCGTCGTTCCACAGAATATCTGCGCCCTTGTCCTCAAAGTCGCCGCCGGTCTGGCTGCGCTCCACGATGTTCCGGCGCATCCCGCTGTCTGCCTGCCGCAGCCATAGCTGCTTCAACCGGTTCTCAAAATAATTGTTCGGCCTCAGCTCATCAGCCATCTTTATCGCTTCGCCTGCTGTCATAAAAAAACCTCCAAAACAAAATCCCCCGGCGCAGCAAGCGCCTGCAAGCTGTACCGGGGGAAATATCAAATGGTCATCATCTGGGTTCCGGCCGCCGCCTGCATGGCCTGACTCTTCCGGGCCGCTTCGGCGTCCTGTTTGATGCTGTGTTCCAGCACCTCGGCCACAGCCTTCGGCACCTTCACGTCCATGCCGCGCTGGATGAGGTAGCTGTCGCCGTTGACGCCCACGAACACCGGTGCCGAATAGCGGTCGTCATCCTTGAACAGATGGATAGTCACCATGCCGTCGTCCTTTTCTTCGGTCGCTGCCTCGACCTTCTCCACAGTCTCCACCGCGTTCTCCACGGCCTGGGCCGCAGGTTCTTTCTTCGTAGCCATAGTATTTCCTCCTTAGTTTGCCTTCGCCTTCGCGCTGTACTTCGGGCTGATGCTCTCGATGCGGACCATGTACTGCTCACACAGACGTTCCGCAGTCTTGATGGCCTTCCAGCCCACGGATGCGCGCTGGTTCAGCGGGTCTTCGCCCGCACCCAGCTGCTTGACGATGTGCTGCAGGCCGCCGCCCTCCACCTCGGTCACAGCGTAGGCATGAGCTGCCAGCACCAGAGTGCCAAACACGGCCAGACCACTCGGGCAGCCGCTGCCGGTCCAGATCTTCGCCTCGCTGGTCTCGATGAAGCGCACACCGGCCAGCTTGCCGATCTCACCGTTGTAGATGTTCTCAGGGGCAGCATACTTGTGGACGTCGATCCACTCCGGGTTGCGGCGCAGATCATAGGCCACATAGGGGTGGACGATAGCAACGTAACTCTCGCCGATGGCGTCGGCATTCTGGGCTTTCAGGGCAGTGGCCGCCTGGTCGATGAGGTCGGGCGTCAGCACACTGGCGGTGGTCAGATTTGCGCGGCTGGTCACGGCGGTGTCGCCCGCCGGCGCGTAGATGACGTTGGTGCCGCCTGCCAGCACCTCGCGGGTCACGGTGTCCAGCGTGCGGCCCGCCTGAGATGCCAGTACCTTGGTCGCCTGAGTGATGTTGTTGTCGATGGCGGTCAGCTGCAGCACGTCGGTGATGGCTGCCCAGCCGCCGTACTGCTTCACGGTGGCGGTCATGGGGGTGACGGTCAGGGCCTGAGCATTGGGGGTCACGCCCTCGGTCAGCGGCTCGGTGGCCTTGGGCAGGCTCTCGTACTTGCGGAACTCGATGGTCTTGCCGTTGTTGGCCGGGATGGGATACTTGTCGCCAAACTGGTCATGCACCAGCAGCGGCTCTGCCTGGTCCAGCAGACGCTTCTCGTAGTAGGTCTTCATTTCGGCGCTCATGCCAGTCGCGCCGGTGTGGTTTGCAGGCTGCGCAAACAGCTGCAGATTCATGTGGATTTTCATTTGTGTTCTCCTTTCGTGTCTTGCTTTATTGAGAGGCTTCCGCTTCCCGGATCTTCCTTCAAGAAAGGCTCCCCTGATAGGGGAGCTCCGTTCTCGCGCGGCGTCAGCCGACGGGAACAGTGAGAGGTTTTCTTCCGGTCAGCAGCGCCTTCCGGTTAAAAAGTGATGATCTGCCCCCGCATGGCCCGGCGTTCCAGCTCTTCGCACTGGGCAGGCGTCAGCTTGGAGACGTCGGTCTTCAGCACCGCCGCGCCGCCGGGGTTCGTGCCGTTCTCGCTGGGCCGTGCGCCCCTCTGGCGGATACGCTCCACCACGCCGCTCTCCGTCTTCTTGGCGGTCTCAGCAGTCTTCCGGGCCATGATGTCGTCAAAGTAGCGGGCCTTGTAGGCGTCCTCCATCTTCACACCCAGCTTGAGCATCTGGGTAAAGTCCGGGTCAGCCAGCGCCGCTTTGACGTCAAAGTCCGGGTCTTCGGCCCGGATGCGCTCCACGGCGGCGTCCCACTCCTGCTGGATGGCTTCCATCTTGGCGGCTTCCGCCCGCTGCTGCTCGGCGGCACGGTGCTTGGCGTTCTCGCTTTCCAGCGCGTCCATCTCCTTGGCCAGCTGGACGCTGATGCCCTTCTTCATGGCCATGTCTTCATAGTAGGCGTCGTCCTTCACGACGCCGCCCTCCACCGCAGCGGCCAGTGCCTCGTAGTCGCCGGGAGCAGTGCCGTACTTCTGGCCCAAAGCATTCAGGATACGCCCCACCGGCCCCTGCTCGTTCAGGATGCTGTCGTAGGCTTTCTGGGTGGCCTGCACGATCATCTCGCCAAACTCCCGGTTGTACTCGCCCCTCATCAGTTCGCCAAACGCTTTCCGGTGCGCCTCCGGGTCGGTGCCGCTCTTGTCTGCCGCACCGTCCTGTTCCTCGCCTTCAGCAGCATCTTCCTCCGCGTCCGGCTCTTCCGCCGGACTCAGCATCTCATCCACCTCAGCGGCAGCAGCCTCCCGGCCCTTGCTCTGGGCGGGGGCAGACGCCGCCTTTTCTGCCGCCGCAGCTTCGCCAGTGCCTTCTGCTGCACCATCGCCGCCCTCAGCAAACATCTGCAATTTCATGGCAGGTTCGTCCATATCATCTGCGCCGCCGTCTGTGACCATCAACTCAACATTGTCCGGATACGCTTCCGCCAGCGCACGCAGGCCCTCTTCCACAAAGTCAAACCAGCTTGCGACCATCAGATTGTTCGGGCCGGGTTTCGGCAGGGCCTGCACCACAAAAGTCTCGCCATGCTGCACACAGCTCGCCAGGAGTCTTCCACTCCTTGCAGCCGCGTCCACCTTGTTTGCCAGCGTCTGCACCAGCACAGAAACTGCCGCACATACGATGTCCTGCCCCTCCGGTGCGTAGTCGGCATGGCCGCTTACAGCCAAACTATAGCCTTTGTCCGTATCCATCATTTCAACTTTGATCATGTTACCCTCCTCACTTATTCGGGTTGTTGATGTTCATCGCCCTCTCGGCAGCCTTCGTGGCCAGCGGGTTCGTTCCGCCGCCCACCTGTCCGCCCAGAGAGTTCGTTACCGTCTTTGCGCTGGTCTCTCCACCGCCTCCGCCGCCGGTCATGGCAGCGGCCGCAGCACCGGCCTGTTCGCTCAGGTTCGAGCCGTTCTGCTGGTCGATGACCGCCGCCATCTGCTGGATCTGTGCCATCGCCTGCTGCAGCTGCTGGTACAGAGTGCCGTTCTGGGCCACCCGCTGACGCACCTTCTCGATGCCCTCGAAGTCCATCATGTCCAGACACGCCAGTGCGGCGTCCGCGTTGGCCGGGGCAAAGAACCCCAGCTGGTAACATTCCTTCGCCGTCTCGTTCTGGCTAAGGCGGCTGAAGGTACTCTTCTTGGCCGCGCTCACCGTGATGTCGAACACCGGCTCATGGGCGCCCAGCTCCACGCCGCCCACGCTCTCCACCGGCTGCGGCCGCAGCATCTGCCCGGAAAATTCCCGGTACTCCGTACCGCCCTGCTGGCCGGTGATGCGGTAGACCCGCTCTTCGTCGTAGAACTGACGCATCAAATCGATGATGAAGTAGCATTCTTTTGCAAAGGAGCGGTAAGCGCTTTTCAGCATATCCCGGCTGAGTTTCGAGCCTGCTTCCTGCAACGCCGCAATGGCCGAAGCAGCGGTCAGACCACTGGTCGCGCCGCCCTGGTTCACGTCCCGGTTTCCGCTGATCTCCTTCAGTTCGGCCACACGGTTCTGCTGGTAAGCGATGGTGTTGGAGGGCAGCGGAGCGGTCTCCAGCTCCATGAAGCCCCGCTCATCCAGACGGCCCACCAGATGTACCACGTCCTTCGCCGTGTCCAGCAGCTCGTCTTCGTTCACGCCCGCCGTGTCCGAGATAAGGTAGCGTTTCTTGGCCGCCGCCAGCGTGTTCTCGTCCATGGCCTGGGTCATCCGGTCGATGGCGTCCTGCGTGTCCTTCATCACGTCGATGTACCCGAAGCCCGCCGGGCTGTTCTCTTCCACAAAGAGCGGGTCGAACACAAAGGGATATTTTCCGTGGTCGTAGAAGCCGGTCTCGGCCATCGCCGGGTCGTTCTCGCTGGCGTAGAGCACCACGCCGTTGCAGAACTTGCAGTAATGCACCACGGTCTGACCGCCGGGCTTCTCCCGCTTGTAATACCAGTCCACCACCACGCTCTTTTCGCTGGTGTCGATGTTCTGGTCGCTGACGTACTGCCCCACGGTGATGCCGCTGCTGCCCGCCTTGCCCTCGAGCTGAGGCCACCGGGCCGCCAGACGGTCGTTGTCGGCCAGCGCCAGCGAGAAGAAGTTGGCCGAGTCCTGGATGTCCTCCACGCCCGGCTCCCAGTAGAGCATCAGAAGATCCATGCTCCGGATGGCGATGTCCCCGAGTCCGTCCCGCAGCGCCGGGTCCCAAAAAATGCCCTTGACGCCGGTACCCTGCTTGAGCTTACGCCACCACGTGTCGCTGTACACACTCTCGTAGTCGGCCTGTTCCAGCACCACCGGCAGAATGTCGGAGAGGAGCCTCGCCGTCTCCTCGTCGTCCTGCGCCCTCGGCAGCACGTTCGGCTCCGGGTAGTTGTCCATGGCGTCGGCGTGTTTGTTGGCGATGGAGTTGAACAGCCACCCCGTGCTGGGGGCGCGTTTGCCTTCCATCACCCGGTTGCCGTACTGTTTCCAGTGGCCCAGCTTGTACCATTCCTCGTTGTCGATGATCCGCTTGTCGAGACTGGCTTTGGCCGACTTGTACTTTTCGAGGATGGCCATCGCCTCGCTGATCTCCTTCTCGCCGATCGCCGGTTCACTATCCAGCACCCCGGCCAGACTCTCGCCGCCGGGGCTTTCATCTGCTGTCAGGTCAAGCTCTTTTTTACCAAATTCCATCCCATTTTCCTTTCCGCGTTCCTGTTCATATCCTCATAAACCTCGTCTTGTCCTTCCTCGGGTCCATATCCAGCGGGTCGTCCAGCATGGGCGGCGGCTGGGTGTGCTTTGCGGCGCTGATGGGGTTCTCCATCAGCACATACCGGCACTCGTCGTAGATGTGGTCCTCCTGCGTGGTATCGATGTCCTCCACATTGCTCTCGTCATAGACGAGGTTCGGGATGGTGCGGATGAAGTGCTTGCAGGTGTTGAAGACCTGCAGCATCGGCCTGCCGTCTTCGCCGAAAGCCAGCCGATAGTGAAACTGCATCTTTCCCGCCAGACGGGTGTGGTCGCCGGGCATCCAGTGCAGAAAGTTCGGACTTTTCTCCTGCATGTCCGCGATGCTCTCGCCCCGGCTCTCGTCAAAGATGGCCGGGTCGGCCACGCCCAGGATGACCCGGCCTTTCAGCAGCGGGTCATTTTCCTCTGCCTCCCGGATCATCCGTGCCTGTTCCATCGGGTCCTTTCTCAGGCCCTCGTTGGGCGTGCCGGTGCAGCCGTACAGCTCCTTGATACGGTAGAGCCGCCCGCGCTCGTCCGCTGCATACCACCTCACAGAAAACGGCTTCGAGAAACCGAAGTCGTACCCCCGCCAGATCTTCCAGTGTTCCGGGATGGGAAACGGTTCGATGACGTGGGTCCAGCGCTGGTCCTTGTAATGGTTCGGGTCGTTCCGCCACTCGGTGAACACCTGCCCCGAAAAGCTGTCCCAGTTTCCGTAGAGCAGCGCCTGCTTTTCGGCCTCCGGCAGCGAGGCCAGTGTGCCGATGTAGCCCGGGTCATTTTCCAACAGCGCCGGGTTGTCAAAGACAGTGGACGGGATAAAAATGCGGGTGCGCCGCCGGGTGATCTCCTCCCCGTCCGGCGCTTTCACCTTCACCATCTGCACCATCCGCGTCCCGGCAGGTGCCGGACTGATAAACCGTGCCTTCACCCAGCCATGCCCCACGCCGCCGGGGTTGGCCGTGGCCCGGATATAGACCCTGGTGCCGGGGCCGGAAGGGCGGTTGCGGCTCATAACATAGCTGTATTCGTCCCAGGTAAAGTGGGTCAGCTCATCCACACCGATAAAGTCGAACGCTTTGCCCTGATAGTTGTACTTGTCCTGTGTGTGGTTCAGGCTGCCAAAGTAGATCTTCGCCCCGCTGGGGAAGGTCCAGCAGTGGCTCGAGCCGTTGTACCTCGCTTTGGGAAACACCGGCTTGTAATACCGCATGGTCTTGTCGATGAGCTCCGAAAGCTGCGGGTAAGTCTTGCGCAGGATGAGCGCCCGGTAGTGTGGGATGTGTACCTGCCGCAGCGCCTCGATGATCAGTGCGTCGCTCTTCCCGCCACCAGCAGCGCCCCCATACAGAGCCTCGTCCTCGGTGCGCGCCATAAACGCTGCCTGTCTCGGCTGCGGCGACCAGATCACGGGCCGTCCGTTGTGGCTCTTACGTTCCATCTACCATCACCTCCGGCCCTTTTTCTTCCCGGCCCTCGGCCCCGATCTCCACCAGCGGTGGGGCATCGCCCTCGCTCTGGCTCTGGCTGGGTACCATTGCCGCAGCCTTTTCGGCCACGGTCATCAGCACGGTAGCCATCGCGGCGGCGTTCTTGTCGCTCATCACGCGCTCACCGTACCGCTCGAGCTGAGCGTCCAGCAGTTTTCGCTCTTCGCTGTCCAGCTGCCGGTCGTAGCTGTCCTCGGCAGCGTACAGCACAAGCCCCGTCTCCGTGGCGTCCGCCAGCTCTTCGGCATCACTCTTGAGCAGTGTGCCTACCGCAAAGCAGCGGGCGCGGGTGTCCTCGTCCAGTTTCCGGTGGAGCTTGGCTCTTACCTGGGCCGCACGCTGGCTCTCGTCCACACGGCTCTGCAAGTAGCTCACCTGCGCCCTCGCCCCGAGGCTGGCCCGGATCGCTATCTCCCGCGCAGCAGCCTGCCGCTCTTTTGCAAAGGCGTCGCTCCGGCCGGCTTCCTCGGCCAGCCAGCTGCGGATAGTGCTCTCCGGTACGCCGTACCGCCGGGCTACCGCACAGATGGAGCCAGACGACAGCATGGCCATCAGCACCTCGGCCCGCACCTTCGGCGGGTACTTCCGCCCCCGCTGGGAGCCCTTTACCGTGTTTTTGCAATACCTGCGCCCTGCCATGCTCTGCCTCCCCTCTGTAGTTCTTCCCTCCCAGTCTACCGCCGCCGGAAAAACAAAACTACTGCGGACATTTTGCCCGCAGTAGTTTTGCAAGGTCTCGCCGCAGGCGAGCACGGGTTGCGGCTCCCAGCGTCTGCTGCGCTCCCGCTTGCATCCTGCTGGCCGCTGCCCCAGCCTCGGCTCCCTGTTTCCGCCACTGGCGGCGGTCGCCTCCGCTGCGGACATTTTGCCCGCAGTAGTTTCTTGTATGGCAAACAGGCCGGGTCTCCCCAGCCTCATCACGCTATGGCAATGCTATAACAGCCCTGCCGCCGCCGCATACACTGCCACGGTGCTCAGCGCTTCCAGCTCCTTGTGGTAGTAGGTCGTCCGCCCGATGTGCAGCTTCGCCACCACTCGCTCCTCCGGCATCCCGTCCAGATACCGCATCTGCAAAAGCCGTTTGCACACCGGGTCTGCGGCCTCGTAGTAGTCCATCGCCAGCGCGATCACCCCCGCCCAGTCGCTTTTTCCCTGTCCACAAGCCCGCAGCTCTGCCCGCACCCGTCGTTTCTGCTCCCTGGTCAATCCCTCGCCGCCTTTCTTCCGCGCGCGTCAAAACGCAAAATACCGGTACTTTGTCTGTCAGGTGCGAACTTTCGCACCATCACCACATAGCAGCGCAGCTCGTCTGCGTCCCATCCCTCTTTTTCGTCGCCCGGCGCGTCCGGCTCCGGCACGACGCACCGCACAAACTTCCAGCCCGGGTATCTCTGTTCCCACCAGTAGGCGTTGTCCTTGCACTCGGTGCAGGCCTTGCGCAGCTGCTTGAGGCTCCATCGGGTGTCGTTGGGGGCGCGCTCCACCGGCAGTGTCAGATTCTTCGTCTCGTACCACCGCATCTGTCCGTGCTTTTCGAAGTAGGTGATCAGGTCATCCAGCCTGTTCTGCAGATTCAGCCGGTCGGCGTTGGCCGTGCCGAGGCTCTCCACGCTGCCGTCCGGCCAGCGCACGGCCCATTTGTCCTCCAGCAGCTGTCGGAAGTCGGCGTTTTGCCGCATGGTCAGCCCTTTGCACTCCACCAGCAGATGATGGTGGTACCGCCCGCTCTTTCGCCCGCAGCCGGTCAGGCCCATCACCCGCAGCTCAGCGCCCGGGCCGTACAGTTTTGCGATGGCAGCCTTCACCCGGCGGATGTAGTTGCGCAGATCCCGCTGGGCCTGCTCCATGCTCTCCGGCAAAAAGGTGTCTATGTAGGTCAGGGTCAGATAAAATCCCAGCACGGTAAAGTTTGCGTTGGCTTTCTGTACCCTCCACCGGTGTGCGTGCTGGGCGTTCCGCTTTTTCTGCCGCTCGCTGCTGGGCCTCGTCTTCTTCCGGCGCTTGGCTGCGTGCTCCTCCGGTGTGATGTGGTAGAGGTCTATCTCCATGTACCCCTCTCCGCAGAGTGTTTTCTTCTCCCGGGTATATCTCTTCTTCATCCTGTACCCTCCTGCTGCCTTGAGCTGGTAGTGTAGTTTTCTTTCCTGTGGCCCATCACCGTCACAGGGATAACGGGTATACTAGCTCCCCAAAGCGCCCGCCCGGACGCTTCATTTAAGAGAGGTTTACCTCTATATAAACCGATATGCCTGCCGCCGAGCCTCCTCGGCAGCACCCATCTCGCCTTATATCATCTTCGTCGAAGATGCCCCCGATGGTTTTCCACCGGGGGCTTACCTGTCTGTATTTTTATGGTCTTGCTGGTTTTCCCGCCGCTGCCCAGTAGCCGTAGGTCAGCTCCGGTCGGCCCTCTTTTTTGGCGATGGCGTTGTAGAGTATCAGGTCGTGGACGTCGTAGTCCAGCGGCGTCGGGTCTTTTATCTTCCGCAGGACGGGCCGCTCCGGCTTCTTTGCGGCGCAGTCTGCCTTTTCACCCCGGGCATTGTTCTGGCCGACCTTCCGCATCTCTTTTCGGCAGGTCATTTTTGCAATGCCGCGCTTTATGCAGCGCCCGCCCTGTTCTTTGTAGGTATAGTAGGCCGCGTTGTCGTTGCTGAAGACGCCCGCCTCCCACAGCTCCCTTGCGGTGCCTTCGCCTATTACGTCTCCGGCTGCGTTGTAGCAGGTGTAGACGCTCATCATCCGGCCTTTCTCGCCGCGCTTCACTTCCGGCTGCCGTTCCTCAAAAGAGATTGCGTATTTCCGGTTCCGCCGCTTCTGGTTCTCGTGCTTGGCCCACTCGCTGGTGTGGTAGCCCTTC